GTCAACTACTATAATGCTTTAAAAAATGCTAGCCAAACAGAAAAAGCAGATGGTATCTCATTCTTAAATAAACATGGCAGCGACATTTATAACAATGTAGTATCTCAGAAAGTAGCGGAAGCCGTAGCCCGTAAAAACGCACAACCTGAAAGTAAAGTTTCAGAGTTAAGTAAAGAACAGCAAGACCAAATTAAAGCAATGGCTGAGGCTAGGGAAGCTAACCCAGAAGTACAAAAAGAAAACCGTAATGAAGCTGCATATGATGAAGTAGCTACTCAGTTAATGAAAGCCATAGATACAGGCAACTTTGCTAATTTTGTTGAGGCAGCATTAGGTTCATCTACAGACCCACAAGACAAAATTATTGTGAACAAAGTTAAAAAGATGGGCCTTAGAACTAAAGTTGTTGTGGGTAAAGTTGCTCGTAACAAAGGTATTGCCGCAGAGAATGATGCTGGTGTGTACGATCCTGCTACAGATACTATTACTTTAGACCCTAGACTTGGCTTAACTTCGCATACTGCTGTACATGAATTAGTACATGCCGCTATTTCCCATGTGTTACGTAACCCTGACCACCCACTAACTAAACAGCTTACAGCTATCTATAATGGCATATACAGTCAATTAGGTAGTAGTTATGGCGCACAAGATATTCAAGAGTTTGCCGCTGAGTTAGTAAGTAACCCAGAATTTAAAGAAGCTCTAAAGGGTATTAAAGCCCCTAAGGGTGGCAATATGCTACAACGTATTATTCAACATATTGCTGAGTTCTTTGGGTTCCGTAAAGGTACCAGTGCCTATGAAGAAGGCATCAAAACCATCAATAAGATTTTAGATATTGCTAGTGATGTAGGTCCTTCTGAAGGTGAGCAGATGTTTAACATCGTCACTGATATGCGCAATGCTATGCCTATACTTGGTAACAAAGCCATAGAAGATACTAAGAATTATTTTTCCAATATTCAAGGCGCTGGCTTAAAGTCACTAGGTATGGGTCTTTTGCGTTTAGACCACATTAATAAAATATGGGGCAAACAGTTACCTTCTATCCAAAAGCTTTTAGATTCTTTGGAAATGCGTAAAGGCTATCAAGAAGCCGCCATCAAACGGGTAAAAAATAACTATAGTCAATTTTTAAAAACAGTTAAAGAAAACCCAGCAGCGGTTAATCGTATGGAAGATATGGCTTATGATGCCCGTCTTGGCGGTGTTGACCCAGCTAACCCTAACTTTAAAACAACTGCTAGTAACCTTGCGGAGTATAACCGGTTGCGCGCTGTATATAACGCTTTACCAAAAGATGTTAGACAGATGTACGATACTATTCGTGAGGACTATAAAAAGGCATTTGATGACTATAAAGATTTTTTAATTAATAGCACAGATAGTCCTAGCCTTAAACAAAAAATTAAAGCCCAGTTTGAAGCTAATTCAGATGTAACTGCTTATATCCCATTTTTACGTCGTGGCGACTATTGGGTTGAGTACACAGACAAAGCTACTGGAGAACGTGCTGCTTCTTCATTTGAATCTATTAGAGAGCGCCAACAGTTTATTGATTCTGAACTTAAAGGCGAAGAACACAAAACTTATCAAAACATTGAGAACGCTAGCTTTAACCCTAATGCTATTCCATCTACAACTTTCTTAGGTAAGGTAATGAGTGAGTTGTCCAAAAAAGGTGCGTCTCCAGCGCAGTTAGATAGTGTATATCAATCGTATTTAACTTTGTTTCCAGCCCATTCTATATCTAAGCAGTTTATGAAGTCTAAGAATGTGCGTGGTATGGAACGAGATATTGTGCGTGGTTATGGTGACACAATGCTTAAATGGTCTAGAAAGTTAGCTAATACTATATATGCGCCACAAATTGATGGAGCCCTAGAAGAAATTAAAGAACAATCTAAAGCTGCTAATGACCCTAGCGTGACGGCTGCTGCACAAAATATTCTTAGCCAAACTGAGTTTATGCACAACCCAACATATAGCAAATTAATACATACTGCTACAGCCCTTAGTTATTTTGAGTACATTGCAGGTAACCTATCTTCTGCTTTAGTTAACTTAACTTCATTACCTTTACTTGTTTATCCTATATTGGGGGGCAAATTTGGCTATGGTAAAACAGGCTCGGCAATGCTAGATGCACATAAAGCGGCGGCTGCTTGGGTATTAAAAGGTGATAACAAACTTGGTAAATACGCTGCGCTATACAAAATGTTACAAGATCATGGGCAGCTAGAACATACACAAGCAAGAGAATTATTAGAAGGTCGCCGTACTTCTACAGCCCAATATACTGGTCTTAAAGCCCGTATTGAAGATGGTATTTCTATGCCTTTCTCTGCAACAGAAAAATACAATAGAGCAGTTACCGCTATTGCTGCATATGATTTGGCAAAAGGCGCTGGATATTCAGAAGAAAAAGCTTTACGTCTTGCACTAGATACCGTCAAGGATGCACATACATCTGGTATGGCGGATACCGCCCCTAAGTGGATGCAAAACCCATTAGGTCGTGTCTTCTTTACGTTTAAATCCTTTGCTTGGAATAGTGCTTTTATTGTGGCTAAGTCTTTCCATGATGCCTTTAAAGGTGAAACAAAAGAAATTCGTGATGCAGCGCGCCGTCAATTAGTAGGTATGTACGCTATGACTGGTTTGTTTGCCGGTGCTAAAGGTATGCCGTTTATGGGATTAGCGGAAGTTATAGGTCAGATGCTTCACGCTTTGTTTGGTGATGACGACCAGCCATATGATTTTAATGAAGACTTACGTGCTTTCTTAGGTGAACTACTATATAAAGGTCCTGTTAACTACGCAACTAATTTGGAAATCTCTAACCGTGTAGGGCTTGCACAAGATTTAGTTTTCCGTGACGACCCTCGTGGTATTGCAGAAAACGGCTATGTTTTATCCGCTATGAAGAATGCATTTGGTCCGGCTGGTAGCTATGCAGTTAATGCTGAAGGTGCAATTAAGATGTTTAGCGAAGGGCACACAGAACGGGCTATAGAAGCATTGCTACCTAGTTGGGCACGAAATGGTATGAAGGGTGGTCGATATATGACTGAAGGAGCTTTGACGCTTAAAGGTGATCCTGTTGATGCCGATGTGGGTGCGTACAATTCAATGATGCAAGTCATAGGGTTTTCCCCAGCTTCCCTGTCTTCCCAATACGAAAAGACTGCTGTTGCCAAATCTTTTGAAAAGAAAGTATTAGATAGACGTCAAAGTTTATTAAATAAATACGATATGGCACACCACGGCGGTGATTCTGAAATGATGCAAGAGGTTAGAGAAGGTATTGGTGCTTTTAATAAAGCCCACCCTAAAGAAAAAATTGACGGAACTACCCTACAAAAATCTATATCTGCAAGAAAAGCTGCTGAGAAAAATATGATTAATGGGGTAACTTTTAATAAGAAGCTTCTACCTGAAATTAAAGAAAGGTTTTTTGAGGAATAAAAAAGCCCCCTGACTTGCAGGGGGCAACCTCGACTAGAGGGGAGTGTTGGTTAAAGTATACCATCAGTTCTCCAAACCCTTACTCCATACTTGCCTTTTTCTATAACGTGTTTACAAATAACGGTTAAACCTAACCGCCGGGCTTCTGTTTGGATAAACCTTTCAGTCAAAGCCCTATCTATACACGGCACAAAAAACGAAGTCTCTGGCTTAAACTTCTCCCATTGAATTAGGAGAGGTACGTTCATCAGTTTCAGCATCTAGCAATATATTCTCGTTAAAGAAATCCAATTTAGTAGTATCAAAACAAAGCGCATTTACAGGGGCTTGGGTATTAGCGACAGTACCAGCCGTCATACGTTTCTTCTTAGTACCTACAAGCCCACCGTTCTTACGATATTGAGCTAGAGATTCCTCAAAGTTCATAAAGTTTTTAGCGCAATCATCACGGTAGCTTTTTACAACCACATATAAAAGCTTAGTATCCGGCTCATAACGTGCAGTTAATGCGCCCCGTGGCTCACGAATAGGACCATGCTCAAGACCATTCCTTGAATCCCTATTGCCATTGATGGTAAGAATTTCATGGAAGTGGCGCTGTAAAAACCCACCCAAGTATTCGTCGTTATCAAACATATACTCTTTGTTGCGGTTACGGGTCTCTTTAATTAGTTTAATAGCGTAGTCAAATACTGGTTTAACAGGGATATTATGCAACCCTAACTGACCAGCAATAGCCCCACCAGTAATTGCAATTGTAGCCATAGCAGACCAGTAGCGTTCTGTATTCTTAATCTCTGCGGCTCTATCTACACGCTCTTGCATACTTTGCATTTGAGCAATAACCATAGGAAGTTGCGCTACTAAAGTTTGGGCATAAGGCTCAATAGCATGACCATAGTTATTCATTAGTTTGCCAAAGTGTTGCTTAGACCATGTAGCATCCGCATCTTCGGCTTTAACTTGTATCTCTAGAATCCTCATTAGCTCGCCTTCTGGAAAGCTCTTTATAGATAGTAGCGAATCAGTTATGGACCTATTAGATGTAGTTACTAAACCTAAAGCCCACTTAGAATGGTTAAGCCTTTCTGCATTCTCATGTTGTTTCATACGGTTTTTACCTTTGCCTGATGTAATGTCGTAAACCTGATTTGACATTTGTTCTGCTGGCATATTAGTAATCTCATCCATAGTAGCGCATAGACTTTGCATAGTACCAAACCTTTGCATACGGAAGTTATATGTATCTTTAGGGGACATTAATAGCTCTTTAGGTCTTCCATATATGGAGTTAATTGCATGGAGTACAGTAGTTTTACCCGAGCCTGACTCTCGGCTAAGTAAGTTAAGTAAGAAGCCGTCTAAGTTTGTGTACTTCATAAGCAAAGAACCAAAGCCCATAAAGAATCCAAACGCACGGTTTTCCATGCCTTCTCTACCATAGGAGTTAATTACATCTTTCCACACATGAAAGTCACCCTTAGGCTGGAAGAATGGCACGATTGGTAATGTTGGGGAAGATGGCGGACTATATACTACCTCAGTAGCACGAATCTCCCTATCGCCAACAATGATTGCCCCATCGCCTTCTATCCAACCAAATTGCTTGTGTGCCTTTTCTGCTTCAGAAGTTAATTGCAATTGCTCTACCCATTTAGTTACATACCCCATAAGTTCATCCTGTTTCTTTCCTAATACTGCTACTCCATGTCCAGCAATCGTATCCCTAAATCTATCTTTAGCCAGCACCGCCGCTAATGGCATAATGAACTCTCTTACACCATCTTTTGGTAAATGCAATCTAAACAAAAGCGTTTCGCCGTGATCGGGGTCTTGCATCCTTTTAACTACATAAAAATCGTACGGGTAGACTAAAGCATCTTCTTCTGCATCTTCATCATCTTTAGCCTTTTTATGAACATAAATACCACCGCCCTTGCCTCTAAAGAATGGGTATGGATACTGAGGAATTGTGTAAGATTTTAACTCTAGTGTCGTCTTCTCTATATCCATTACAACTTCTTCTGCTTCGGCTTCTACAATCTCTTTACCTAACTGGATAGGAGATGTAATCTTATGGGTGCAACCTTCACAACCACTAGGGTTATCTTTCTTAAAAGTCTCGCAAGTATAAGGACCTAGCGTGTCATGAGCTTTATTACTAGATTCTTCAAAGTTATAGTCAGGATGTTTACTACCCATAATATGGATAGCTTTTTCTCTGTCTACACATCTTTCAGCAATACTTAACCATGCTCTCCATCTTGGCTCGGGTAATGATTCTTGTTCTTCGTAGGCAACCTTTATCTGATTGCACCCTGTACCTTCTAAGGATTTAATTAAAATAGTCTTAAACCTAGACTGGCTACTACCCATCAAAGCAAGCGTAACGGCATCCATTGGACGCTTAAACTCTGCCCTCTCCAGCATCTTCATTATGTTGTCAGATGGGGTAAGAATTCCTTCTATAGCACTTAGTGATACAGCCTTAGCTACAAACATTACCTCTACTGGAATTGGATTAGTTACATCCTTTAAATGCAAAGACTCAGGCATCCTTAAAATGCGGGCAGGATCGGCTGGTACAGCCATATCCACATCAAACTTATGCTCTGTACACAACTCTTTTAAACGCTCGGCATAGGGCTTCCATTGCTGTCTATCAATGGCTTCGTCCAGCACCCAATACAAATGCGCCCCACGACCTGATTTAACAATCGTTGGTTTGGGCAACCCTGTTACTAGACAAAACCTTTTAGTGTCTAGTAACCCAGCATCTAGGTCAGCATAGGGTTTACCCTCGCCACAATCTAAGTCAATAAAGAAAGACTTTAATGCAACTGCATTTTTAGCAAACCTACCATGCTCGGCAAGACCAAACTTAGCCACACCAAAAAATGCATTGTATTGTCTAGCCTGTAGCCCATCGGATACAGCACATAGTTCTTCAATACTTGATACAAACTTCTGTTCAAACTTAGCTGAATCTAAACCACTGTTACCCCAGCTACAATAATTCTCCCCTTCTTCTAGGGGTGGTAATACTAATGATAAAAACTCTGTCCGAGAAAGCATAGCCGTCCTTGATTGCGCCGCGTATTTTTATAAAGGATTGGGCAGGAGTGTACGGCAAACACTCTTTTCGGTAGCTAACCTAGCCCCCCTCACCACTTTACTTAAACTTAACTAATATCTTATTAACTTTTTCGACAAACTTACCCGAAACCGTAGACTTACCCCTAAACCATGAGTACACAGTCATTCTACTAACACCGAAGAACTCTGCCACATCTTGTACGGGTATATCCTTATTAAGACAAACCCTACCTAATTGAACCCCAAGTAGTTTGGGGTCGGCGGATTTAATCTCCTCCGCCATCAGAAGAGAATATCCCTTAGGCATTATGCATCGTCCCAATCGCTAAGAATCTTAGATATATCTTTCTTAGGTGCGGGGGCTTCGTCTTTCTTAGCTACTCGTTTAACGGGTTCCTCAATCGCTTCCTCTTCAACCTCGGCTAGCTTTGCCTTAGGTTTTGGTGCTTCTAACTTAGCTACTTTATCCGTCTCGGATACGGTCATAGTAATAGCTTTTAATGCCTTGTCAGAAGTACCTTGAGTAATAGCAATTTCATGCTCGTCAGCATCTAATACACGCACTGGTTTAAATGCGATCTTAGGTGTAGCGGCTTCTGTATCAAAACGCATCTCAGTAACAACAGCAGTAATAGGTACACCCTTACTACCAATCATTTTTGCATACGTTTGCAAAGGCCATTTTCCTGGCTCTCCAGCACCAAAGATAGATGAGGCTGGTAGCGTTAACTGCATTACTTCCCCACCAATATCGTTAGCTAATACAACCGCTAGACGCTGACTAAAACGACACGCACGGCTATCGCCTTGTCCTGACCCCTTAGCATTTTGTGCGCAATCTACACAACGGCTAGCTTGTGGGGCAACTGCTTTAGCATCAGGGACTTCTCCATCAGCAGACCAGCAATCAGGGGCTTTAGCTTCACCACCCTCAGAGTAAGTTCCAGCATAAAACGTGCGAGATACTTTTGGTGCGGCGGCTACAACTACTACATTCATAGCACGGTCTTCGTTCTTAGCAACTTCTTTCCCGTTGACCATCATGCGCCATACACCGCCTTTAATGGAGATACGTTTCATACCGCCCGTACCACCACTACCCATCAGGGCTCTTGTTGTTGCATCTAGGTCTAACTCTTTAAGATATGAGGGAAGACCGCTACCTAATACTGATAATTCATTACTCATAACTACTCCTTACCTTTTGTAATAACTACACTCATTGTTGTATCCGCATATAGCCCCGGCGGATGTAGATCGGGGTTCTCCTCCAAAAACTGCTCCATATTGGCATTGTTCAATCGTTGTTGCAGTAGTGCAAATGCATCATGTTCTTTAACAAAATTGTACAACTCATGCCAATCACTAGTGTGGTAATTCTTTTTAATGCGTTTGGAAATAGTTCCATACTTCGTTCTAATTAAACTAGACCCTTGCTCCTTGCAAATCTGTATAAGTTCAGAAGAAATAACATTCAACTGTTCTTCTAGGGCTTTGTCTTCCTTGTAAATTTCTCTCCGTCTATCACGAATCTTGACGTAAATTTTTACAAGCTTTTCTGCATTTAACTCATCACTCATTTCACACTCCTTTCTATTTATATAACTAATATAGTGATTATAGTATACAAAGTCAAGTCTCCTCAATAATATTTTTATACAGATCAATTAACCTAGTATGTATGTCAACTTTCTCTGATAACATCTTGTAGATTCTTTTTTCAACTGGTGATCCTTGCAAATGCACAACAGTACATGGGTTACGTTGACCAGCTCTGTGTACCCGTGCATTAGCTTGTAGATACGTCTCTATGGATGTAATTGGACCCCACCAGACAACTACGTTTGCGGCATGAAGAGTTACACCATGAGCCGCCGCTTGGGGCTGTATTACAAGGACTTGCGGGTTATCCTCAGTTTGAAACTTGTTAAATATTTCAGTACGCCGTGATGCAGAAATGCCACCATGAATGTTCTCTGCGGGTATACCCTTAGCTTTTAATTCTTCTGCAATGATTTCAATTGCGTGTCTAAACGGGGCAAACACAATTACTTTATGGCTTGCTTCTTCGATAACTTCTAGTAGGGCAGACATCCTACCTTTAGCGTCAAACGCTACTACTTCTCCAGTATCCGAGTAAACTGCACCGCATGAAAGTTGCAATAGTTTATTAAGGTTAGCGGCGGCATTGACTGTTGTTATATGTTCACCAGCCGCTACAGTAAGCATATCCCTTTTGATTGCTTCATAAAACTTTAACTGTTGTGGTGATAATGGTGTCTCTCGGAAGGTATACGTCATATCTGGTAAATCAAGACACTCGTCTTTGGTAAAACGTATTGCTGGTTGAAGTGCTTCGTGAATAATTTTTTCTGATGTAGGTTTTGGAACCCATTTAAACTGTGTAATCTTGTTCATTACAAGGTCTCTGAACGCACCATAAAACTTAGGTACTCCATCAGGGTTAATAATCTTTGCCAGCCCATACGCATCTGTTGGGGATTGTGCGGCGGGGGTGCCTGTTAGCATCCAAATCCATGTGGTTGGTTTAACTAGTTGCTTTAATGTTTTCCACCTTTTAGTAGCTACATTCTTGTAAGCATTTGCCTCGTCAATCACAATCAAATCAAAAGCGGCGGCTTCAATTTCATCCTTGATAATCTCTAGCCCATCATAGTTAATAATAACGAACTCAGCATTGCTCTGTATGGCTTGAACCCTTTTATCTCTTGAATAACTATGGGCAATAGCACAAGTACGATGCATAGCAAACCTAAACAAATCGCCTTCCCATGCTGACTGCATAATAGATAGCGGACAAATTACTAGCACCCGTTTAATAGCGCCGATGTTTATCAAGTAATCAGCCGCCCAAATAACTGCGGAAGTTTTGCCTGTGCCTTGTTCATTAAAACAAAAGGCTCTACGATTCATAGTCAAAAATGAGGCGGTTGTTTTCTGATGGTTGAACGGTTTGTATGCTCCAGTCCATTCATACTGCCCCTCTATCGGAGACGGTACATTATTTATACGTAAATTGCGTAGTACCTGAGCTTCATCCAGCCCCCACTTGACTAGCACCTCGCCCGAATCTAAGATTTTTGATTTTGGTATAACCGTTGTTATTCGTTGCGGGTCTTTAACCTTTAACAGTAACGCTTTATTGTCAATAATTTGCACTCAAAACTCCAATGGGTTATCGCTCGAAAGTGGTCTTTCGATTTTTTATTTGACTCCTTACGGGAGTCACTCGGTTAGTTCACCCTCTAAATGCTAACGTGAGGTATTACAAATAGAAAAGCTCTAACTGGGGTAGTTCATTATGCGCACTTGCCCCTACACGCACCCTTAACTAATACCAATTATATCACTTCTTGCGTTCACGCTTGCTAATTTCTGATACCAAATTCTTTTTAGAATCACGCTTAAATGAACGGTTTTCTGAAGCGCTTTGTACGCTATAGCCATCTTTAATCGAACCGCCTTTATCCATAGCTTTTTTATGCGCTACATCTTTACCATCGCCTTTATGAACTTTACCTTCTTTGAGCAGCTTACGGCGAATCTTATTGCGTTCTTCTCTATGCTTAACTTGTTCGGGAGTATCTTCATACTGCGCCGCTTGTTTGTAGTTTCTTTTCGTAGCCATATTAAACCTATCTATAATTACTTTTACCATTATGAACACAATCTTTAACAGCGCACCAATTACTGCAACTGAAGTTTGGTTTGGGATTCCATACATCTAACTCAATAGCTTTTTCTAGCCTGTTGGTATCCTCAAGCCACCGCATCCAATAAATGCCCGACTTATCTTCCTCAAAGTTAGCCTTTACTAACTCATTGGCGACTACAAATAAAAGACCAGCCTTAACTTTCTTAACTTGTGGGTAGTGCTTAAAAACCGCTAAAGATAGGATTTCCAATTGTTTTGTATCTGCATATTTGGCAGACTTTCCTGTCTTGTAGTCTATTATATATGCACTATCTTCCTTTAGGATAATTAGGTCAGCTACCCCTCTCCACCACACTTCTTTATCAAAAAACCCACAAGGCTCCAAATCCCGGGTAAGCCCCAAGCGTTCTTCACAAAGATGTTTACCGTTGATT